TGGCAGTTGAGAGCTGTATAAAAAATCGTTTATTGCTTTCTCACGGTTTTGTTTTGCGTTGGCCAGTTTTTTGTTTCTGTATGTTGCTCCGCGTGCTGAGTTACAACTTTTGCATGACGCGACGTAGCCATCTTCGAGCGTGCCACCTTTGTCACTTTCAACGAGATGATCTAGTTCTGTTGCGGTGTTTCGTTTGCACCAATGGCAGATGGGTGAGTCGCGTAGTAGTTCTGCTCGTGCTTGTTTGTAGATCTGTGTGTCGTGTTCGGTTAGTTTGCGTGTCATGCTCGCGCGCTTCGCTTGCGCTGACGCGGCGCTTGCGCGCCTTGTCCACGATGGTTGTTTGTTATGTGTGTTGTCGGGTTCATGTTTGTGCTTTCTTTGTTTGTTAACTGTATGTCATCTGCAGGTCAAGAGATGTGTGAATGCTCCACCCACCAGATTGCCCATCCTGGTACCCAATTGCATTCAGCTGATTATGTTTACAGCTCGCCTCGATGCTTTGCCCAAACCATTTCGTCTTGCCTGATTCGGGGCGCACCGATCTACCCACGTTTCCGTGTGTCACCAACTGCCGTGCGAATGGCTTAGGTCGTGCTACTAGCCGATTGTTTAGAGTCTGGGATTGCTCAAGGTGTAGAGAATGTACTCCATATCGCTGGGCTTCCAAACCGCTGCATGACACCCAGCCATCTCACAAGCGTTTAACCAAATCTTTTGTCCAGGCGTCAACTTGCCTTTTTCAGCCTTTAACTCAATCATTAACGGCCGTCCGCCTTGAAACGGATGCACCATAAACAGATCAGGGAAACCCGCATCGCCTTGCACGTTAGTCATCCAGCGTCCTCGACTGTTTTGTGCCGGCAGATCGTGATGCACTAACCATCCGTAACGTTTGGCAACGCTTATTACCATGTCTTTAAAGTCGGCTTCGCTGATCTTCGCGTCTAACTTCACTTCAGCACCTCAATAATTTTGGATGCTTCATGTGATTTGAGCAGCTCTAATACCGCTTCATCGCTGTTTAGTTCGCGCTGGATTAATTCCAACAGTCGAAGATCGTCGTAGCCGCCGTCCTTGGCAAGTTTCTTGATGTAACCAATTTGCTTAGGCGTGGCAAATGCGCCAGAGGGTGTGTGCACTTGCGGTTTCGGTGGAGTAGTTAGGCGCTCAACCTTTTGCATCTCATTACGCGACGGCCTAGGGCCACTAGCAGGCGCCTGTAATGGGCAGTTGGCAATCGCGCGACCAATAGCGCTAGTCTCACAATTCTCTACAAATGAGGTTGCGTTGACACCGCGGTCGCTTTTGACTTCTTCTGCGTAGCCCGTAGCAACTGGCACTTTGTCTTCTTTGTCGGCGTACAGTTCGCAATAGAACACGCAAGCGTCGCCTGTGTAGTTCATCATGGACGTGTAGACGCGCCCGTTCGGATATGCAGCCCAGAACCTAACTAGGCGTTGCTCGACTGTCTCATAGTTGCTTAGGTCAAAGCCCATTAGATGCCAGCCCACACGCTCAGACGCTGTGCATGGTCATGTGCTCCACCGCGCTGGGCGTATGCCAGTTCACCTGTGTTGCGGATGATGCCACGTCGAGCGGCAGCGTTAAGCCGTCCAGCGATGCCCTTTGTGACAGGGAACTGGTCGCCCAGGTGCTTCCAAATGTCGTCAGATGTAAAGAAGCCTTTAGTCCGCGCAACGTGCAAGATTGCAGCGTCAACCTCGTTTTGTTGTGGTCGTGTCCAGCGCGCATCAGCTGATGATTGTGATGCCAACATGCCCTCAATGAATGGGGCGTTCTTTCGTGCCGGCACACGGCCATCACAGACGAAATGTGTTTTGCCTGTTATTTCGGGGTAAGCGATTGCTTCTTTGCAGATCGTGCAGGTTTTCATCAAATTACCTCAAAAACTTTTACTATCTTTTTTGTAATCTGTTTGTGAAAACGATCTGTTTCTGCCATTGAAACTTTGCCAAAGTTAGTTATTTGTGTTTCACGCAAATCTAACCATCTTTCAATGAAGTCGGTATCAGATTGCACCCCTGCTCGTTTTAACGCATTGACAGACCTAGCCGATAAATGCCAATCCAATAGCAAATATTGGAGTTGTTTTTGATTCATTGCAATTCGACTTTCAAACGATTTAATTTCACCTTGCAGGTAGATCTGCTTGTCGGTTATTGAATCAAAGTTGACACGGTGATAAGTGTCTGAATTGCGGCGGTTGTTTAGTTGAAACCAATGTTTCATTGTCGGAATCTCCTTGTCGGTTAGGAATGTGCTTGTAGTGCTTTGATTGCTAAGTCGAGTGTAGTCACATCGTAAAGCGGCATCGGGTCTTCTAGTGACAGCGAGTTCTTCATGCCCTTAAGACGTTGAATGATGCTTGCGTGAGGGTTTTTCTTAACAGCCATGATGTCGTCAATAAGATCAAACATTGCCATTGTGTGATTTGTTTGCATTGCTTGCTCCAATACCATTCGTCGGGTTTCTTCTGATAGTTCGCCTTGATTCCATGCAACACCTTCGCTCATTTTGTACTCCATGGCCCCCAGCCAAAGCCGTAACGCTCTACGCCATAATTGTAAATTTCTAATCCAGCGCGGAGATTAATCTCAGCCTGTAACAAGTTTGCTGGTTTGCTGATGATGCCTTTGGCGATCAGCCATTTGTGCCATGAACCATTGATTTGCAATAAGCCGCGTGACCCACCGTTTGGGTCTTTGCGATTCACCGCGTTTGGGGTGCAATTGCTTTCGCGCTTCATGATGGATTCGAGCACGGTGCGCTGATCTGCAGGCCAGCCAAGGTTGACAGCAAGCGCGCTGAACTGCTCACAAGCCGACGTGTAAGGGTCAATGTAGATCGTGGAGCTGGTCGTCGTGGTCGGCTCCATCATGTAATCCCGTGCTACTGGGTAAGTGCTGGACGGGGCACCAGACGCTTCAGGAGCCCCTGTGAGCGCCGTAACACCAAAAACCGTACAAAGCACTAGCCCTATGATTTTCTCTGCTAAATAGTTCATCTTTTCTCCAAAGGTATGGGCACGCCCCAAGATGAAGCGTGCGATCTGAATGCGATTTGTCCTTGTAAGTATTTGCCCGACTCGGGGTCTGTGAAGATTTGCACGAGGATCTCTTGCCCGTTATCCATTACGCCTATGTAGACGCTGTAGTCAAAGATCTGTGGTTCAGTCATCGCCTGTCCTTTTGTCGGTAATCCGACCTTAGGGGATAGGTCAAGCCTTGGGTGGGATTTCGCCAAACACTTTTAGGAATGCGGCTTTAACCCAGATCACCGAGTCGGCGGCCTGTGGAGTTATCTCGACATGGAACCAATCGCCCCCTGGTGCGCCGTGAATTGTTGGCTTGCTGTATTTCTTCCATGCTTGACGATCGCAACGCCATGCGCGCCCGTACGGTGCAGGAAAATAGTCAAGGATGCACTCAACGCCGAGCGTGTTTGCGTTAGCAACAACAACGTCAATAAACGAGCAGGCATTTAGGCGTCCTGCTTGTTGGTGTTTTTCTGTTTTGCGATACGACAAATCAACAGCTCTGCCCGTGGCGTGGACGGACAATGAGCCAGGGTTTCCGCGCATGTCTCGAATGCCCCACGACCCGTTATTCCAGACGGCGTTGTTTGATGCGGCGATTGCCTGCTTAATCCATTCGTCCATGCCGGCACGCGGGCCAGCTGATGCGCCGTCGTTGTTGCCTGTGTATGGCCGTGCGTCAGGATTGGCTTTGGCTGTCGCCACGTCCGAAACCTGCGTCTTTAGGGTTAACCCAGCGGAGCAATGGTGGAATGATTGCTGCGATTGCGCCTTTGCCATAGTCGCGCGGGTCTGTCGTGCCTGTTGAGTAAACGGCGATCAGCGCGCCAACGACCGAGCGCGCATAACTGGCAAACATTGCTTTGTCTTTAGTTGTGATTTTCAACATGGTTGTCAATCTTTTGTTCTATTCGGCCAAGTGTTTGGTGTACTTGTCCGTGGTCTTTTTTGTTTTCGTAGCCAATCTTGCTAATGAGCGCCACGAGTACAGCGAAGCCACCACCGACAAGAGCCACCACGACCTGAGTATCCACCGCACTATTTTTTCTTAGATGTTGTCGGTGCTGGTGGGTATGGGTTTGCGTCCTTAATTGCTTGGACTGCTGCTTCCCATGCTTCTTGTGTGTTTGTTCCACGTTGCCATTCAAAAAAGATCGGGTCGCTTGTTTTGATGTATTCCTTGTGGCGTGTATTACTCACGATTGTGCATTGGTTGTCGTAGTCAACTTTTGGCCATTGTGCGTCAAGTTCTGGCTGTGTAGGTTTCGGCGATGCGTCATTCCATTGCAAACCGTCATAATCAGTTCCGACCATGACCCACGATTTGCCTGCATAGTTTGCGGTCAAAATTGCTGCATAGTCAATCACGCTGAAATCTCCATAACTGTAATGGTTGACGCGGTGTAAGCGGTTGCGCTGGTTTGTGAACGATTGATGTAAACCGTCGCGCCAACTTTGTCTTTAGCTTGAACCTGATATGTAATTGCTGCAACTGACGCTGGGCTGTCCAAATAGTTCAATGATGCGTTTTGCACATAATCGTTGTTACCAGCAATGGTTGCTGATGCTGCTTGGTCGCCACCTGTTCCTCGATACGAGGCCGTGTTGCCGCCCGTCAACTTAAATTGTGCGTATGTTCCACCGTTAACGCTTACAAAAATCAAGATTTTGCTAGATGTCGCTGACGGGGTAATCGTTGCCGATAGTCCTGTCACATCACCCCACGCGCTACCGCCAACGCTTACTGCTGTGGTCAGGGTCGTGCTTACTACTTGCAGGACACGAAACGCGCCACGTAAGGCGTTTTGTTGTGCTGCAGTTAAAACATCGCCAGCAACGAATGTTGCAGGTAGTGCGGTTGGTGTTGCCATAAGTGCTCCTTATCCTAAAACATTTTCTGCGTCGAGTGTGCCATAGGTGGCGTTGTCTAAAATCAGCTCATAAACAATGGTCGTTGGCGCGGTTGAGTACAAGACTCGATGGCCTGTAGAAAAGTCCAAGTAATGCTCGATGCCCTCAACTGACAGTTCTTGTGCTAGTTGGCTTGTGCCGGCACCGCTTGGGAACGTCTTTTCTACGGTGATGGTGTCGCCAATTTCCACGGTTGCCAGGTTGTCCTTTTGGGCTGTGGTCAGCATAAGGAATGCGGTTTCTACTGACGTGTAGCGCGCTTCTGGTTGCGGGTTGAGCAGGTAGGCAGCTGCAGCGTCAATTGATGGTTGCTCGTGTAGCAGGCTGTTGGTGATGCTGTTCGTTTGAATAAAATAAGTCGCGATTGAGCCTGCGTCGGTTGCGGTAGCGGTAGAACCGTTTAAAGCTGTTACGACAACGCGGTTAACTACAGAGTCCGCTTCAAACGAGATGCCCACGCCACGGTATTTGTATTCGGTGCCGTCATCGTGAAAGTCGGCTACCGATGCCGAGATGGTGTTGCCGATGCGGTTTTGGAATGTAAGCACCCCGGCACGCGACATGAAAAGACGGCCGAACTCGGCGGTGTCGTTAATTTGGGCAATGTATTGCAGCACGTTGGTTCCCGCCGGCACGGTGTAAGCGGCGGTGTGGCCAAGGTTAACGGTGCCTGTGGCAATGTCACGCGATGCAATCGGGAAATCTACTTCTGGTAAGTCTAGGACGGTTTCTATGCGTTCGCCTGATGTTTCGGCGGTGACGTTTAGTTCGTTTAGGTAGGTTTGCGAAAGCAGGTAAAATTGGTCAGCGCAATACACCGTTACGGTGTCAAGACCGCCAAGCGCAAAATTGTAGTCATAGTTTACGACATAACCTGAATACAGCAATTCGGGCACATTGGTAGAGCTGTATCGAATCAGTTTGACTTCGCGCATTGGTGCAAGACCAGGCTTTGATTCAGCGGTGTCGTAATACGGGCTGTTTTCATCAAACGGGTTAAACACGCCGTCCACATCTTGAATGGTAAATGTCATTGTGCCAGCGCTAAACGTGTCACCAATGTCTCGTCTGCCGCGCTTGGCGGTAATTGTTGTTACCGAGTCCATGACGCTTGCAAACTCGGTCGTGCCGTCTAGCACGTACTGAGTGTTATTTAAAATGCCTTTGGTTGCAGAGTCAAGTGTGAACCCGTCCTGGATAAACCCTGTGGCAATCTGCAGGTCGTAGTTACCTGAATCAACTACAGCTGTGCCGGGCATCAGGCAATGTTCAGAGCCAACGGCCCTGCACTCCTTGAGTAGGCGCGCAATGCATTGACAACGGCTTGACCGATCTCGGCGCTAGTCGAAAGTCCACCGTTGACGTTTACGGTTACTCCCCCACCTGTATTCATGCGGTCTAATGGCACTACGGCTTCTGGGCCTGCTTCGCCGATCAGGGCAAGAGTAGGGGAGCTGACAATTCCGCCCTCGGCCATGCGCGGTAGGTTCATGCGTCCAGCAACTTGTTCTGCAGCGCCACCAATGCTCGGCAAGTTCACGTGGCTGATTGTGTTGATATCTGGCAGTAAAGGAATGGCGTTATATGCGCGGATAATTCCGTTGACCATCATAATTGCGCCGTTAATTACTAACTCAAACGCGCCAAGTATGCCATTAATAATTGCGTCAACACCTGTTTTAAACCACTCAAACTTTTTGTAGGCAGTTACAAGACCAACTACAAGTAACGCTACGCCTGCAGCAATAAGCGCAAATGGGTTAAGTGCCATAGCAATATTGGTTGCCACAATTGCTGCAGCAACAATTCCAATGGCGGCGGCAATAGCCAAGAATGCTTGCGGGTTGTTTTGTGCCCAGTCAGCAAACTTCTGTAATACCGGCAAGATTGCTTCAACTACTGGGAGCAATGCCGCGCCAATGGATTCTTTGGTTTCGCTGATCGAGTTTTTAAGTATTGCCATCTTGCCTGCAGCGGTCTCGGCATTCTTTGCTGTAGCGCCACCAAAGGTCCCGCCGAGCACGTTCATGACTTCGTCAAGGGTTGCCCCTTCTTTGATCATGGTGGCCATCTCTGGAGACAAGGTTCGCAATGCTTTGAAGTTGCCCTGGTATGCCTTGGCGAGCGCGTCAGCAACTGTCGTGCTGTCCATTTGTAGCGCTGTGCTTATATCCATGACAAGGTTCATGTCTTTCATGGCAAGGTTCACGTCTTTTGTACCGCGCACTAACGCTTCAAGGCTCTTGCGATATTGGGTATCTGTGATGCCAGACGCTCGACTCATCGCGCTGATCTGCTTTTCAACCTGAGCGGTTTGTGCTGCGCCAGCGCCAGTCACATTCTGCAAAGTAAGGGCTAACGCCGCCTGTTCTTGCTGATCTTCCATTGCAGCGCTAGTGGCGTCACCGAGAGCTACAGCCAAACCGCCGAGCGCCGCAGCTGCAGGGACAGCAGCCTTCTTGATAGCAAACTGAGCTTTTTCACCTGTGGTCTCAAGTTGCTTGAATTGGGCAATTGCTTTCTTTATGCCCTTGCCGTCAAACTCGGAAACGATTGGGAGTACTACAGCCATTACATCAACTCCCTAGAGGTCTTGTCCATAACGCGCTTTACTAGGTCGGTCATTCGTTGATTCACGTCGTCCTTGTTGCGCTCCCATGCTTTCCACATTACTCGGGATGGTTGTCCGAACTTGGCGTTAAGACGTGAGCCCATTATGCCGTTGGTCAAAAAGTCAAACAAACCAGCGTCTGGGTTTAGCCACTTAACCACAAAGGTTGCAAGGTTGACATTTTGCCCTGCGTATTCTTTGACCCGTTTGGTGTTAATCATTGCTTTGACTTGGTTGTTATTGCTCCAAGGAAAAATCTCGTATTGTTTAGGTGCCCATTTGCGCGACCAACCGCTTAAAGGTTCCTTTAACGGAATTGCTTGATATGCATCGTCAACAACATTTTGCACAATGCCTTTGTAGTCCCTAGTAATTTCTCGACGCAAAGATTTGTCAATTTTGTTAAGGGTCTTCAAGGCGTCTTTAATACCAGCAATTTCAATGTTTGCTTCAACTGCCATGATTACCTTCTTTTTTTGTTTGCATCGTTAAGCACTTTAATAACAGTTGCCAAGTCCCGTGAGTCAAACGCTATGTCGCTAGGCCACCAACCGACCGCGACCAAAACCTCTGCTAGTTGGCGGCGGTAGGTGCCGCGTCCGTAGGGTTTGGGTCTGTCTCGTCCAGTACCGGCACAATGTCGATCTCGGGGTTTTGCTTAAGCCACTCATTCCAGCTGTCGGGCAGCTGTTCGCCACGCATTTTGAGGATGTAATACATCCACGCTGCGGTGTCGCCTTGTTTGTAATCGTTGGTGAGATTTGCTACACGACCGCGATCGTTTCGCTCCCATTCAGTAATTACAAACAGGTTTGTGTAGTAATACTCAGGCTCGCTATCGGGCGTGCGCGTCAACTTAAGTTTGATTTTCACTTGCTCTCCTATGTCGGCTTGGAGCCGTTCGTTATGGCGTGACGTCCACGCTGTAAACACCGCCCTGTAGCTCTATCTCCCATTGCGAAAGCTCTCCAAGGGAAGCATTTATCACGGGAATGCTAGATAGGAATGTGTCGGTCAAAATAAAGCCAGGATTAGTTGAGCCGTCTGCAGCGCTTGTTGGGTTTACTTTGACAACGCATTTTGTGCCGAGCAATGGCGCCAAAACTGCATAAGCCTCACTTGCTGCATAGCTGGCATAGACCGTCAAGGTAAGCGAGTTGTTGTAAAGGCCTGCAGTCATCGTGCGCGACGTTGAGCCGAACGCCGTGTCCTCCAAAGGCTCGGCTGTCACCGTCAATGTTGCTGCAGAAACCTGATCGGTTATGTCCACGATCGTGCCGATTGCGGTGCCGATTTTGACTGTTGGATTCGAAAGATACGTGCTAGTTGCCATGATTGCTCCTTAAGTTCTGTTCTGATAGTAGATGATTCGTGTTCGGTAGTTGTGGATTATGCGGTCTGGGCTTGCAAGTCAATAGTTAGATCGTAGGCAGGATAAACGGCACCGCCAATCTCAACGCTGGTTGGCCTGCCAGATAGCAACGCCACGTTCTTGTTTAGGATGCTGGCGCAAGCTGCAAGCAACGGCCTTACCGCGTCAAGGTTGCCAGGGCCCATTGCCACCATTGTGCAATTAAACGACAGTTTGGCGATGTTGTAGTTGAAAGCGTCAAAAGATGGCGGGTTGACCAGCAGGCAATTAGGGCGCATATTGCGCGGGTCGTTAACCACGGTTAACCCTGTGATTTCCGCAAGGGTTTCACATAGGTTGTCAAAAGCCGTGTTAAATAGGTCGGTGTAAATCATCAAGCTACCTGTGGTCGAGGTATGCCTAACAGGATTTTGATTTGCGCGGTAATGCCCACGCTTGGGGTCATGCCCATGCCGTCAAACGATGCGATCTGGTCCATACTTGACCGGGCTCGGTAAAGGTTTCCCCCGTACATGATCGTGCCTAGTTTGACGTCAGCTGATGGCACCGAATCTAACTGGTCTGCGTAGCCTGCTTCTTGACGTTTGCGATAGCAGGTTGCGTTTGCGCTTGCCGCGCAACTAATTAAAAAGTCTTCATCTGCAGGGGTTGCTGGGGTCAGGTAAAGCCATGCAGCAATGTCGTTGGCGGTAATCCATGTGCATGTGCTGATGTCGTCAATGGTGCCCGTGAATTGTTGCGTGCGGTTTTGGTCCGTGCCGGTGCAAGCGTAAAGCACCTGGTTATCAATCGGGTTTTGTTCGTTGTATTCAAGGAAGCCATAACTGTCAACACCAATGAACTCGTATTGGGGCAGCGCAAGAATGGTAAACGTGCCGTTGTATGGCGCTCCGACCGTGGCCACGGTGATGCTTGCTCCGACAGCAAGTTCGTTAGGTTGCAAGGTTTGCAAAACTGCGTAATTGTCAAGCAATTGTTTTGATTGAATGCGATAAATCATGTTGCCCTCAATGCGACTAATGGCAAGTTGCCAGTTGTAGATACTGTGCCAGCAGTTGCGAACGCTCCGCTAATACCTGTTTCCTGCCAACCACTTTGATTTCCAAAACTTGTATTAAATCTTTGCAATTGAGGAGAAATTATATAAGTTGAAGAAGCGGTGTATTGATTGGTTGTCGCTGCACCTTGCGTACAATGAGCCAACCAATACCAACCAGCGGTAAGCGTTTGGTTAATTGTAATTGGATATGTGGTTGATGCAACGGTGCAACTTACTGTGCCAGCATCAAACTTTACTGTTGACGGTTTACCACCTGAATTGTTGTAAACACCTAAACGAACGGTTGCCGTTCCCGAAAAAGTGCCTCCTGTACGACAAGCAATTCTGTCAAACGTCATGCTTTCAGAAACATAAATAGGCGTGTAGTAAGTGACTTGATTAGTAGTTGTCAAGGTTGAAGTCGATGAAACAGGGGTGCCGTAATACTCCCCAGATACCACACCGTTACTGGCAACAATTCCTGCTGCACCGGTAGCGCCAGTCGGTCCTTGAGCACCCGTAGCCCCCGTCGCGCCCTGTGGGCCTGTAGCCCCTTGTGGGCCGATGTCACCTTGAGGTCCAGTAGCACCCGTAGCACCTTGAGCGCCAGTCGCGCCTTGAGCACCTGTCGGACCCGCAACGCCTTGTGGCCCAGTTGCACCTTGAGCGCCAGTCGCGCCTTGAGCACCTGTCGGACCCGCAACGCCTTGTGGCCCAGTTGCACCTTGAGCGCCAGTCGCGCCTGTAGCTCCTGTAGGGCCTGTAGGACCTGGCACAGTCGAAGCTGCACCCGTGGCACCTGTCGGGCCAGTAGGACCAGTTGCACCTGTCGGACCAGTAGCGCCAGTCGCGCCTGTAGGACCAGTAGCGCCAGTCGCGCCAGTCGCGCCAGTCGCGCCTGTAGGACCTTGCACGCCGACAGCGGTGTTAACAGTTAACGATAAAACTTCCTCGGTAATAACAATGTTGTCGTCAGCCATTACTTAGTCGCATTCGGACGGTTAACAAACAAGCCTTGCAACAGTCGAATGACGGTTGCCCCGTTTATTAGTTCCAGATCATAGACATACGTTTTGGCTTCCAATGTTTCCATTGCTGTTGCTGCAACAGTCAACGTTATAGTTCCTGCCGCGCCACCCAGAGCAATGCGACCGTTTTCTGTGGTCAATGTCAACGCGGCTGCAGCCGACGCATAGGATGCGCGTAACTGCATTCGTGCCGTGTAACCAGTCAAGTTTATTGGGGTGCCAGCCGTATTTTTGTACGTTATGACAACCGAATAGGTTGCGCCTTGATCGGCGGTTATGTCGTAGGTTTGCGCTGGTGCTGACATGAGCGGTTGCTCCGCTCTCGACTAAGCCTGGGTGATTTTGCGAATCATTCCTGAAATTGCAGCGAAAGTTGAAACATAACCATAGAAGCTCATGTTGCGACCCAAGGTTGCTGGGTTTTCAAATGACTGCAAGCCACGGATTGATTCGTAGAACTCGTACGCATCGCCTGCACCTTGACCGACTCGGGTAATGATCATGGTTTTCGCAGCAAAGTTGCTGTCAACCACCAATTGCAAGCCAAGTGGGTTGCCGTTCCATGAAGATGCAGTTGCGTTGCCAAGTGCGTTTTGACCGGTCAATCCTGCACCGATAAATGGGAATACTGGACGTCCAGTTGTATCGGCAAGTTGTCCAAGTTGGCCCCATACGTCTGGGCTTACAAACATGTGAGTAGGTGTCCAGTTGCGGTTTGTTGAAATGTCAACAGCTGAATCGTAAACCGACTTCAACAAGTCTGCAACGGTCAAGTCCCAAACACCAGACGATGTTGCTGCGGCAAGCATGTTGTCTGCTGCAACGTTGTCTGATGCGATCATGTATTCGCCCATGAGGTCATTCAAGATCAATTGCATTGCCGATGGGTTTGTAAAATCAATGTCTTGTGCCGACAAAGTAACTTGTCCAGCAAGTGTTGTCTTAGTGACCGAGTTGCTTGCAATCACCATGGTTGTTGCAGATACTGAAGACAATTCACTTGCCTGTGATGCAACGCTTGTGTGCGTGGTAATCGTAGGACGGATGAATGTCTTTGATTGTCCGCTGTCTGGATAAGCGCGAGCGCCTACTGCGTCGACTACTGGACGCAAAAAATTCAGGTCCTGCACGAGCGGTCCCAGCACGGGAACTGGAAGGAGGCCAGGGGTGTCTGTGGTTAACACATCGCCTGCAGCTGCTTGCAACGCGGTGCGTTTTGACGCGGTGTGTTCTGCTACTGCAGCGTTCATGTTTTTAAACGTGTCGCCACCGATGTGGTAAGCGGCCATAAATTCGCCTGCGCTTGGCAATACAAATTCTTTTTTGGCTTGTGCAAAAATTGGCGCGGTTGGGATTGTTGCCTCAACTGCTGGTGCGGTTACTTCTGACATGGGTTCTATCTCCTGTTCTGGGACTACTTCTTCATTTAACACTACTTCTTCGGGCTCTTGGTGGATACTCGCAGCGACGCTGGCAATGTTGGCCATGTCACCAAACGCGCCGATCGGAACAAGCGACAGTTCCGTCCAGTCGGCAGCTTCAATAATCATGGTTCCTGCTTCATCGTAAGAAAACTTGGTTGGGTTTACGCCCACGGATACTTGGTCAATTGTGCCGTCCGAGGCCATGACAAGCGCATCATTTCCGAGGCTTGTCGCGCTTATTTTGGCGCTAAACATCATTCCTTGTTCGGTGTCCACGCGCTCGGTTACCACGCCAACTGGCATTGAAGCATCGTGGTACATGAACAAACGTGGTGCTTTGCCCTCGATAGGTAGTGAGCCAGGACGAAAGATCACTTGCGTTCCATCCGACACCGTTGCTGGCACGTTGTAGGGAACTGCGGTTCCGCTGATGGTGCGTCGTGGCCCGTCACCTTTGGCGGCGTCAAGCGTAAAATCTCCTGCGATTAATTTGATCATGAGTTTGCTATCTCCTCTTGCGTGTTTTCTTGAATGTTCATATCGGTATTGTCCATAGTGTCGGCCATGAAATTATCTTCCAAATATTCATGAGCGTCGAATTCAACGTAAGTTCCCTTTGGAAGCACGTTGTCCATTGATAGCGCGCCAGCAATTGCGTCGGCATACAGTTTTACACCGAACAAGTAAAGATCGGCGCGGGCTTGTTGACTTGACTGATATGAATAAGCGCCAGTTGCCACGCCTACCAAATATGGGGGAACATTTGCTAAGCGTGACATCTCAAGCGCCTGATACTGCGACGCTTCAATTAAAAGCATTTTGTCGGGCGTGCTGTTTGTTTCCGTGTATGTCAAATACTCATTTAACGCTGCAGTTTGATTAGTTGCACGCGCCGCATTGAAAGCCGATGCAAGGTCAGCAAGTTCTTGCGCGCTTAACGGTTCGCCACCAGTCTGCTTAAGTACGCCTGCAGGGATGCTTGACGATGCGTTACGGTTGCGCGCTGCTTCAAGTTTTAACGCGGTTTCAATAGCGCCTGGTGCAGAATAGATCAGACCTTGCGCGGGTGAAAGAAACTGCACGAGATTTGCTGGGTCTAATTCTCCGCCTTGAAAATACACTTGTGTTGACGGTGCAAACCAGACAGGGCCCGCCATGTCGGTAGTTGTAATTGAGCCGGCAGGCAGTCGGGTAAAGGTTGCTGGGTAGCCGTCAGCGGTGCGCGATGTGATGTACCAGAATGCTCTGCCAAACATCATAAGGTCATCAAGCGTCCAACTAAAGAGAAATTGTGCGGACACGTTCGGGTCAGGTCGGCGCATCCATGAACGTGGCGCAAGATATTCGCATGTCATTTCTTTGCTGACGTCATCCCAGACTTCTTTATACATTCGCAACGGCATTGAGCCAATGACGGATGCCATAAGGTCGCGTGCGCGGTTAATTGTTGGCACGCTAATTGCAGCGTTACGCGCTTCGCCTTCGCGGTAGGTGTAGTACTGGCCGATCATGTTTACGCCAACATTTGACGACGAGTAACCAGGCGCAAAGCCACCAGCAGCTGCAGCTTTCGCTGGGGCTGGACTTATTGCAGCCTTTTTGGTTTTGTTAAATAACGCCATGTCCCTACTTTGCCATATAAGTGGCAACCGCACGAGACTTATCCGATTCCGACAAAAGGCAAGAACGTGCGGTCGCCGCGATCATCTTAGTTATTTACTGCGACAAGCATGGGTTTACCTGTATGTGCTGGTCGCGCACACACGCCAATTCCCCAAACCATTGTTCGAGCTAGTTCAATCGGCCCAGGTGATCGCTTGCTCGATAGCACGATCGTGTTGTCTGTGCGAACAGCAACGGCGCGCTGGACATGCTCGGCTAATAGTTTTTCGCCTGTGTGTAGTAGGCGTCCCTCGGCGATCATGGATTTTGCGAGCGGTGTAAAACGTCCTAGTTCTGCATAGCCAACGACTACTCGGCGGCGCTCGATGTTCGGCGGGCAGGTTGCGTCCACGGTCGGCGATAACGCAAACCTGATCGTCGGGTCTTTGGCTAGTTCTTGCACGTTGTCCCAGAGCTCTGTGATTGACTCGGCAATGAATGCAACGGTGACAAGCACCCGTCCGTCTGGCAGGTTGACGCATCTGGTTGCGCTGTATCGGGAGTCGTCCAACGATGATTCAATTGCCACAACCCCACCGCTGGGCACGTCACCTGTGTATTCCAAGGACGGCCAGCGCCCCGGCTCAATCCAACCGCGCACGACACTCACCCAAAGGTTTAGGGATGCGCGCAAGAATGATGCGCGATCAGGGTTTGTGGATTCTTGTCGGATGGTGTCCATATCCAACGTGTGACCAAGCGCAGGATTACCCCATGCCCAAGACGCAGGATGCAAAGGGTCAAGGCTTGGGTCAGGTGACCATTCGGCCATGTACATCGTTGACGGTTCGCCTTTGTCAATGGCTCGAATGCCAGCTTCACGCCAGCGCTGGAATAGGACGGATTCTTCTGTGCCAGCTGTAGAGAAGAAGCAAGCCAAAGGATTTTTGCGAGCGCGCTGTGCCGGCAGAAGTCCACCCTCAACAGAGTCAGGGTTGACGTCAAAAAGTTCGTCCACGATCACCAAGTCAATGCTCATACCGTGACCTTGGTTTGGCTTTAATGCTTTGACCCACCACTTGCTGCCGTCTGGCATGGTGGCCTGATAACGGCCATAAGACTTAACGATTTTGGCGCCGTAATACTCCTCAAGGATTGGGGCCAAATCATCAAACAACAAGCAAGCCAAATCCAGTCGGTGAGCACCCGAAACCACGGTCTGCTTACCGCCACGTATCTTGGGCATTTCCACAAGCCAAAACAAGATCAGCGCCTGGATAATCGTTGTCTTGCCGTTCTGACGCGCAACCGAAACAAGGCTCGAACGATGCACAAACTTCTGATCAGAATCAATCGCCAGCATCCCTTCAAGAGCATGCATTTGCCACGGCATCAAATCAATCTGCAACACCTTCTTAGCCATGTCCCCCACAAGTCCAGCTAGTGAGCCGGCATGGTCTGGGATGATCGTTTCCAGTCTCGGCCGATCATGGCCAGTTGGCGCCAGTTCAGGCTGATCTGGGCTGTTGGCGACAAAATGATGGATGGGGCTCGGGGGCAGTTGAGAGCTGTATAAAAAATCGTTTATTGCTTTCTCACGGTTTTGTTTTGCGTTGGCCAGTTTTTTGTTTCTGTATGTTGCTCCGCGTGCTGAGTTACAACTTTTGCATGACGCGACGTAG